ACCGAACAATTCATAGATAAGAACGGTGTGAGGTTTCCTAAGTACAAGGCATTTAATTATCGCAACCAGAAAAGAAGGAAGAAATGACCGCAACACCTATCGCAAATTCAGAATTTGGTGACGAAATAAATCCAAATGTTGAAATATCTCAACAGGATTCGGAAGGTAATGTCAGAAATTATAAAGTATTTTACTCAGACACTGGTGGAACAACTGTTCGTGCGGTTGATGCTAATGGTCAGTTATTACAGAACGTAGAACCAATATACAAAGATGGAGTGTGGGATCAATCCAAACTAACAGAAGGAACAGCATCATCATTTTCTAAAGATGATCAACTAAGAATTCATCAAGCGATACAAACATCTACAAAAGATCATATCAGTGCTACTGCTCCTGGCTTAGCAAAACCAAAATGGACTACTCAAACTGGATATTCTAATGGAATACCATCTGATCAAGATGCTCAACAATTACTACTAGAGAATAAGATAAAGAATGCTAATAATGGTAGAGAAAGGCAGATGTATAAAAATAAGTTGAGAAATTATAATAAGAGTAAAACTAATCAAGGTAATAACCCAGGCATAGCTGCAGGCGGTACTGCCACTGGACAAGGCCAGAGAGCGATGGGTGCAATACAAAAAGCATATGATGGTGCAGAGGAAGCAGATACATTATTCAAAAAGATAGTAAAGTATCCTATGGATATGTCCAATAGTATGGATCATATGTTTATACAATGTTACTCATACCGAGCACCTTATGCAGCCGCACTTGATGGTAAGACTGGAGATGGATTGTTAAGAAAAAATAGATCAAGTGCCTTTGCCTTCGGTTCAGAGAGAACAACACCATATAAGAGAAAACTAGGTGCTGGTATCAAACTACCAATGCCAAATAATATGACAGATGGAAACCCAAGAAACTGGGGTGAAGATACTATGGATGCTGGTCAGATGGGTGCAGTTCAAAATAAAAGTAAAAATGCTTTATTAAGTTTCTTTGGTGACTTTGGTGGTTATGGAGCAACTATGTCAAAAATGTCCATGCAGACAGAAATGTTAACTCAGGAATCTACCAGAGGAATGGTATTTGCAAACAAGATTGCTCAGTTGGCAAGTGATGTTGGATTTGGTGATGTAAGTTCAGAACAAATTCTTTCTAGAAGTGTAGGTGTAGTTGCAAACTCAAATACAGAATTATTGTTTGCTGGTGTGTCTCTGAGGAGTTTTGAATATCAATGGTTAATGAGTCCAAGAAATAGATTAGAGGCAGCAAACGTAAGGATGATCATTCGTGCATTTAAACAATGGTCTGCTCCTAAAAAAATTAGAAAGATAGACAATGGAGAGTTATCAAACGTAGGTAAAGCTGGTGGCCCATCATTTTTCTTAGGAACTCCAAATATATTCAGACTAAGATTCGTTACTGGTGGAAATAGAAATATTCTTGGTGTAAATAAATTTAAGTCATGTGCATTGACTAATGTAGATCTTAACTATACACCAGAGGGTCAATGGATGGCATATGAAAATGGTATGCCTATATCAGTAATGATGACTCTTAGATTTCAAGAACTAGAACCTGTGTATGATACAGATTATAGTCCAGATGCTGCTGGTACTAGAGGATATGATGAATCCACTGAGGAAGGTAAACTTGGAGACTTGATGCCGATAAGTATTATCAAACAAAACAGTCCATACTCAACAGATGTAGGTTACTAAAATGTCAAAAGGTTATTTTTCATACTTTCCAGATATAAATTATGTCTCTAGGACTGCCGATAGGTCTTCTAATGATGAGTTTATCCCTGTCAAGAATATTTTTAGAAGACCAAAACTTCGTGATGATCTTGAAAATATTCTTACAGCGTTTGAAGATTATATGATTATTGGTGATGATAGACCAGAACAAGTATCTCAAAAAGTATATGGCGATCCTAGATTTGATTGGGTTATTTTAACAACAAATAATATTACCAAAATTCAAGATCAATGGCCATTAAATTCTAATGACTTTCAAAGATATATCTACGATAAGTATGGCACTGAGGAAAAATTATCCGAGATTCATCATTATGTTACTGAATTATTATTAGATGATAATTCTAGAGTGGTTGTACCAGAGGGATTAGTTGTAGATTCTAACTTTAATAGTAGATACCTAGAAAGAAACTTTGATAGACAAGAAGAAGTTACTTATAGTGGTAGTGTCATGGGTAACTTGTCTAGTGTTGATAATGCTGGTACAGTTAAAGATTCTAGTGGTAACATAATATCACATACCAATGTATTTTCCGTTAGTAACTATGAATTTGAAGAGAATGAAAATGATGCCAAAAGGAGGATAAGAATATTACAACCTCAGTTCTTAGAAGTTGCAGTATCTGACATGAATCAGATAATGAAATATAAGAAGTCTGGTGATTATATCAGTAGTAGATTGAAAGGAGCATATAACCCAAGACTTAGTGGGCAATAAAAAAAGGGGTCGTGAGACCCCTTTCTTAATGTTTACTCTTCAGCGAGTTTTTGAAAATAACTCAGTGCGTCATCTTCATCTTCCGTGGTTTCCGTTGCAGCAGCAGAGAGATTAGATATCTGATCTAGTTCTGCTTGTGATGGACGTTTTCCTTCACTTAGATCTTCTAAGTCTTCTGTATCAATTTGAGGTGTGACTACTTTCTTAGCACCAAGAACTGAATCTAAACGTGCTTTAAGTTCATCATAACTCTTGAACTGATCAGGAGCAGTAAACTCACTTAGATCATAGATCTTATCATAGATTGCTTCTAGTGCAGTATCGTCATCTAGTAATGCTTCTACCTTACCAAACTCAGAACTATCATAGTTCCAGAACCCTGCAACCTGTTTGATCTTTAACTTAAAGTTTGCACCTTTCCAGAAATCAAATGGATTGATTGGTTCTTCATCTTCAAACTCTGGTTGCATTGAAGCAGTGATCTTATCAAAGATCTTCTTACCAAACTTATAAAGTTTGACTTGTCCTTCGTTCTCAGGATTAGTTGAATCTTTTACAACATAGACATTGGCATAGTAAGAAAGTTTACGTTTCTGTTTACGAGCAATATCTTTATCAGACTCTTTACCACTATTCCATAGGGTGCGGTTAAGTTGTCCTACAGGATCATCTTTACCAAGTGTGGTTAAAGAGTTTTCAATATACCAACCACCTGGCCCTTGGAAGGCATGACTCCATACTTGAGTCCATGGCAGTTCAGCATTGGCGTGTGCAGGGAGGAATCGAATGATAGCGAATCCATTACCAGCCTTATCTACAGCTGGTTTCCACAACCTTTCATCAGTATTACTTCCACCTTTTTCGTTGAGTTTCTCAACTTTTTTCATCAATCTCTCTGTAAGAGAGCCTGCTTTAGATTGTTTCTTTAATGCAGCAAATGACATTTAGTATTCTCCGTATTTTTGTATTGTTGGATTGTTTGTATTATAACAGATAATGATGTCTGTGTCAATTAGAAGGTAAATCATTTTCTAATTTCTCTAGCGTTTCCGATAGAGTTTCAAAAAACTGACTTATGTTCTGTCCATCTTTTAATCCTAGAAACTTTGCAGATTCTAAGATTTGTTTTTTCATTTCAAGGGCGTCAGGATCTTCTGTCTCTAAATGCAATCGAAACATAAAATTTCTTTGCTTTTCGAGAAGTTGTCTCATTTTTGCAATATACAGATGTCCCTCTTCAGTAGTAGGATTTCTCATACCTCTGACAGCGATACCTGTCATAATATCTTCTTGTAACTCCTGTATCTCGGCCATTGCGGCTCTGGTTGCAGGGGCGTTGAAAAACTTGCTCATTATAACTCCTGTCCTGTATCTATTTAGGTGATTTAGCTACCCACATCGGTAGGTATATCAGGGTAAATGCACTACCCCAGAAGGCGAGAAAAACGTATAAATGACTACCTCTGTGAGGTGAAAATGCAAACCCTAAGGCTACAACAATCACCCAAACGTAGTCTACTATACCATGAAAGGTTTGCCACCCATCACCATATTTTTTTATAAGATTTTCTCTCTGTTCGGCCGCCCAAGGCGAGACATGCCTCATCATCACAAATCCCTCATTGAGAAACATGATGGTGAACCCTATCCAGAATATCATAGCGGTAATTTA